AGATGGGCGACGGCACCCAGGCTCCGGCCGGTGGCGATGCCGGTGCGCCGATGGGCGACATGGGCGCGGCCGGGGCTCCGGCTCCGGGTCCGGCCGCTGGTGGGGCTCCGCCCGCCGGGGGTCTGTAAGAGGGGGACACGACATGAAGCTCTTCGAATTTGATCAGGACGATCTCCAGACCGGGTTCTATGATCCCGCAGAAGACAAACTGACCGCGCGCAATCTCTCTGATACTCGGCGTCCGCAAGTAACGCTCAGAAAGATCAATAAGCTGAAGAAAATGCGCGCGCTCAAGAAGCTCGAAGATCTGAAGCGCCAGGACTTGCTTCAGATCATGTACGGCGGCCCCGCCAACGGCGGCGACGACGGCGGCCTGGGTGGCGGCGTGGGCGGGTTCTGACCGCCCCACGCCCGTCGCCATCGCTCGAACTCGATACGATCAAGTCTTTCCTGGCCGGAAAGGCTTGATTTTTCGTATCTAACCGCAGTCTCGGAACGCTCCCCAATAAATACCTCCAGATGCTTCCGCATCAGAGCAAGCATATTGGAGAGAATAATGCGTTCCATTCTTGAGAAGGCGCTCGTCCATCTCCTCAACGAGGAGAACGAGCAGGCCGATGCCCTGTTCCACAAGTACATGGTCGCCAAGGCCAAGCAGATCCACGAGTCGCTCCGTTCGGGCGATGACGCGCTGCTGGAGAGCTTCGACGACATCAACTCCGACGAGATGTTCACCGAGGACGACCTGTCCGACCTCGAAGACACCGGCTCCGAGTTCGGTGGTGACGATCACGTTGAGACCAGCGCTGAGGGCGAGGCTTCGGCCGATGTCGCCGATGCTGGCGCGGACCTGGGCGATGCCGGTGCCGACATGGCCGACGCTTCGGCCGATCTGTCCGACGACCTGGGCGGCGAGGCCGCTGAGGGCGACACCATCGACCGTCTGGAAGACCTGGAGGCCAAGCTTGAGGCTCTGACCGCCAAGTTCGAGGCCGAGGTCGGCCCGATCGACGGCGATGCCGACGCTGACGCCGATCTCGATACCGACGCCGGTTCCGACGACGCTGCCTTCGGCGGCGAGGTCGATGGCGACATGGGCTCCGAGGAGACCGAGCAGGCTGCCGACGTGTCCGACGACATGGGCGACGAGGCCGGTTCCGACGAGGACAAGCCCGCGTTCGCCGAGTCCGAGGAGAAGGACGACGAGGACTGCGAGAAGGACGAGGACGACAAGTTCGAGGACCTCGACGAGTCGATCATCAACGACCTGGAGAAGGTCCTGGTGACGATGCAGGACGGCAAGGAGATCGGTGCTGGCAAGTCGTTCACCCAGAACAACAAGTCCGCCGCTCTCCAGGGCAAGCCGAACCCGATGACGGACGGCAAGCCGGTCCAGATCAAGGCGTCCGAGCACAAGGGCTTCGAGCGCGAGACGGCTCCCGCCACGAAGGACATGAAGCGGCGCAAGAACACCAAGAGCAACGCCGAAGAGGGTCGCTCGAAGGTGTCGAAGGAAGGCGACAAGGGCGCGTCCATCAACAAGGACTTCGCTGGCGCTTCCACCAACGACAAGTCCACCCTGATCAGCCGCTAAGCGGCTGATCCACCGGACTGTTCTTCTCTAGTCGTTGAGTGAGGTTGCGTAATATGTCGCATATGCTTCAAGAACGCCTGAATTACAATCAGGCCAAGCTCGTTGTCGAGGCGATCGAGAACGACGGTAAGCCGAAGTCCTGGTACATGAAGGGCATCTTCATCCAGGGCGGCGTGCGCAACCTCAACCAGCGCATCTACCCGGTCCACGAGATCGAGCGCGCGGTCGATCACGTCAACGAGATCATCCGCTCCGGCGAAGATGTTCTCGGCGAGTGTGATCACCCGGATGAGTTGACCGTCAACATCGATCGCGTGAGCCACGTCATCGAGACGATGTGGATGGACGGCGCCTCGGGCATCGGCAAGCTCAAGATCCTGCCGACCCCGAAGGGCAACATCATCGCCACGCTGCTGGAGGCCGGGATCAAGCTCGGCGTCTCCTCGCGCGGCTCCGGCAACGTCAACGACCGCGGCGAAGTCTCGGACTTCGAGATCGTCACGGTCGATATCGTCGCCAAGCCGTCCGCCCCGAACGCGTACCCGAAGCCGGTCTACGAGATGTTCAACGGCAAGCGCGGCGCGGTCATGGAGGATCTCTCCAAGGCCGTGATGCAGGATCCAAAGGCGAAAGTGCACTTCCACAAGGAAGTCCTGAACGCCATCGAGCGCCTGGGCCTGCGTAACTGATCCGGCCGCGCAGAAGATAAATCCACACTTCTTCCTTTCAAATGGGCGCCTATCCGGCGCCCATTTTTCTTTAGTCATAAATATTCGTGGAATTCACGGCTCGCTTTTGACGAGACAAGTATTTCAGGAGATTGCAATGGATGAGAATTTCAAGAGCACGCTGACTGCGTGCGGCCTGCCGGAGGAGATGGTCGAGTCGCTCCAGACCGCCTTCGACGCCAAGGTCGCCGAGGCCCGCGAAGAGGCGGAGATGGCCATCCGCGAAGAGATGACCGCCCGCTTCGAGCACGACAAGAACAACCTCGTCGAGGCCATGGACCTCATGCTCACCGACGTGGTCACGAAGCACGCCGAGGAGAAGGCCGCCGAGATCGCCAAGCTGGCTGAGACCAAGGCCAAGTACGACGCCGCCCTCGTCGAGGCCAAGGCCGCCTACAAGGCCAAGATCCGCGAGCACTTCGCCGCCATGGACACGTTCGTGGTCAAGAAGCTCGGCGAGTCCGTCAAGGCGCTCGCTGCCCAGAAGACCGCGCTCGCCGAGCGCAAGGCCAAGCTGGATGAGCAGTTCGAGGGCGTCAAGGCCGAGGTCGCTGCCCAGAACGCCGACCGCATGGCCAAGATCGAGAACTTCATCGCCCGCCAGATCAGCCGCGAACTCGTCGAGTTCCGCGAGGATCGTCGCTCCCTGGTCGAGACCCGCGTCAAGCTGATCTCCGAGGCCAAGGCGAAGATCGCTGAGACCCGCGCCAAGTTCATCCGCGAGTCGGCCGCTAAGGTCGAGGCCGCGGTCACCGAGAACATCCGTCGCGAGATGACCCAGCTTCACGAGGACGTGGAGCGCAACCGTCAGAACACCTTCGGCCGCCGCATCTTCGAGGCTGTCGCCGCCGAGTTCATGACGAGCTACCTCGCCGAGGGCACTGAGATCCGCAAGCTCCAGACCGTTCTGGAGTCCAAGGAGACCGAGCTTCAGGCCGCCAAGACCAAGCTCAACGAGGCCGCGACCATGCTCGACGGCGTCGCCCGCAAGGTCAAGCTGGCCGAGGAGCGCGCCTCCCGCACGAAGATCATGAGCGAGCTTCTCTCGAACCTGAAGGGCGAGAAGAAGAACGTCATGGAGTCGATGCTGGAGACCACCAAGACGGACCAGCTTCGCGCCACCTTCGATCGCCTGCTGCCGGTCGTCCTCTCCGAGGGCACCCGCAAGCCTGCCGAGCGCAAGCCCCTGGTCGAGAGCCCCGTCGTCACCCGCCGCGTCGTCGTGACCGGCGACAAGCCCCGCCTGACCGAGAGCGCTGCGCCCGAGACGGCCGAGGTCGAGACCTCCCCGGACCTCGCCAAGGTCCTGCGTCTCGCGGGCATCCAGCGCTAACGCGCTTCCACTGATCTCGTTTCGGGCTGGTTTTCGGCCCGAAACCAGAAATTCCAAGATTTCGATACTTAAACCGGCCCTTTTCGGGCTCTCAAGTAAATACTTTTGGAATTCAACACTCGGCAACGCCGAGCAAAACATTGTTTTAGGAGAGAATTTCCAATGAACAAGCTTTTCGAGTCGCAGTGGAAGGCCACCAAGCAGGCCCTCTGCGAGGGTCGTGATCTGACCCACAACCAGGACGGTTCCGTCAACCCGAACAAGAAGAAGGTGATGGAAACGGTGTTGGAGAACACCCGCCGTGAGATGCGTCTCATGGAGAACGCCACCGCTGGTGCCACCAACGCCGCCTCGGTCGCCACCCTCAACAAGGTCATTCTGCCCGTCATTCGCCGCGTCATGCCGACCGTGATTGCGAATGAGATCATCGGCGTTCAGCCGATGTCCGGCCCGGTCGCCCAGATCCACACCCTGCGCGTTCGCTACGCCGACACGGTTCCGACCAACGGCTCCGGCGTCACCGCTGGTAACGAGGCTCTGAGCCCGTTCGACATCGCCCGCTTCTACGGCGGTAACGAGAACCCGGCTCTGCCGAAGGCCGCTGCGACCGCCGCTCTTGAGGGCAAGGCCGGTAACCGCCTCTCGATCCAGATCCTGAAGGAGACCGTCGAGGCCAAGACCCGCAAGCTGTCCGCTCGCTGGACGTTCGAGGCTGCTCAGGACGCGCAGGCTCAGCAGGGCATCGACATCGAGGCCGAGATCATGGCCGCTCTGGCCCAGGAGATCACCGCCGAGATCGACCAGGAGATCCTCGTCTCGCTCCGCGCTCTGCCGGGTGCTCCGACCTCCACCTTCTCGCAGGCCGCCGTCACCGGCACCCCGACCTTCGTCGGCGACGTGCACGCTGCTCTGGCCATCATGATCGGTCGGCAAGCGAATTTGATCGCGTCCCGTACCCGCCGCGGCGCTGGTAACTGGATCGTCGTTTCCCCGACCGCCCTCACCGTCCTCCAGTCGGCTACCGCTTCGGCGTTCGCCCGCACGACCGAGGGCACGTTCGAAGCCCCCACGAACACCAAGTTCGTCGGTACGCTCAACCACACCATCCGCGTGTACGTGGACCAGTACGCTTCCGACGCCACCCCGGTGCTCGTCGGCTACAAGGGCAACGAGATGGACGCCCCGGCGTACTACTGCCCCTACGTTCCGCTGACCTCCTCCGGCGTCATCGTCGATCCGCAGACCTTCGAGCCGGTCGTGAGCTTCATGACCCGTTACGGCTACATCGAGCTGACGAACTCCGCGTCGTCGCTGGGTAACGCCGCCGACTACCTCGGTCTGGTCGCCATCGACACTGCCTCGCTGACCTTCATCTAATCGCACGCGGTTAGGCGCAAGTCTAGTGAACACCGGGGCCAGGGTTAATTCCCTGGCCCTTTTTCTATGCGCGCTCGTGCGAGCATGGGGCCGGAGCGCGGGCAGCTTTCCTCGATGATGTGAGCCGAGCGCGACATTCAAATTTCGTTGTACGAAATGGGTTGACGGGGTCCGGGGACGGGTGCATAAGCCACCCCGTCGCCGCCGGTCGTGGTTAACACGAAGACATCCGGCGGGAACGGCGAGCGCGGAAATGTTTTCAACCGCCCTTGCTGACCATTTTGAGACATATTCGGAATACAATACCATGTCGCAGCCGTTCAAGTTCTTCAAGGCGAAGAAGGTTTCTCCCTCGAAGAACGCGCTCAACGCGGTCAGTGCGCTCGCTACGCTCACCGTTCGTCCCAGCACCGACTTCCGTTTCTACAAGTACAAGGTCAACTTCGACAACGCGTTCGTCATGGCCTTCTTCGAGGCCGCCCGGACCAGCGAGGTCGTCCTCACCCCCGGTGAGCACGTCTTCAACCTGTTCGAGAAGTTCGGTCTCGACTACAGCGACGAGCGTCTGCGCACCGCTCACCTCCGCGAGATCTACTCCATCCTGGCCGACAGCGC